AACTAATGAATAACCTGTTGCAGTTGGGGCTGTCGTTGTAGCTTGACCAGTTGTAGCAGATAGGTACGCAATATCGCCGGCAACCAGCGTGCCCAGTACGGTGGCCTTTCCCTTAACCTGAACAAAGCCACTAGCACCATTAAGAATGTTTGCCTCTACAACGCCGACAGTTCCTTTTGATGTAGATAGACTAGATGCTGAAGCAGCGGCAATATGATTGCTAGTTGAATTAACATAAACAACAGTACCAGCTAATAACGTAGAACCTGTAGTGTTTGTGTACGAACTAAGAACTTTATTCTTGCTGGCTGTATCAACATAGTTTTTAGTTGCAGCATCTTGTGGAGATACTGGATCGACAACGTTGATAACCTTGTGCGTGTTCATATTAAGATCAGCAAGTGCCGTAGATGTCCCGTCTCTACGAACAAAGTCTGTACTTAAATTGATAGCAGTAGATACGCCCCGCTTGTAAACAAGCTCATCTGCGGCATTACGCCAAAGACCGTAGTCAGTTGAAGCAAGCGGATCTGATGCTTCCTGACTAAACGTAAGACCCATAGGATCGATTACACCAGTGACCTCTAAGTCTCCTTGAATAGAGAGGAGCTTACCAGATGCGCCAGTTATTACTATAGGTAGTCCAGGCGTAACATTAACAAATCGACCGCCATCATAAGCATCTTGAAGATTTGAGCCGCCGCCAGCACTTGCAGCAAAATATACTGCGCCATGAGCGTCTATGCGGAAAGTAAGGTAGTCACCAATTGGCAAATCTTGATTAATAACGATGCGTCGTGATACAGAACCACTGCTGCCAACTTCAGACCAGTCCGTGTTAGCTATTAAGTATTGGCCATTTAGAAATAGTTCCAGCTGACCAGAACCAACAACATACTCCTGAACACTATTTCCGTCTCTACTATCAACAGGTAGCACCAGCTCAGTACCCGATAAGATCGGTCCAGCAATCTGATAATTTCCAGCAGATACGGTAGCAATAGTGAAGGTTTCATCATAGATGTTGTCATCAGGATGTTGGCCGAAATGCGTTTCTAGGATGTTATTGCCAACCCTAGACCACAGAACAAACACATCTTGATCAATCGGAATATCGGCATATGCAGTAACGTAGATTGCACCAGCGATATTTGTATCAGGTAGATCAGTAAAGGTAACAGTGTTGAATGTCTTGGTTGCATAACGATTTACACGTACCCAGGCAGATTGGCCATCTGTAATAGTAAGCGTAGCTAAAGCATTAATCGTGTTTACATCAACAATATTATTATTAGCAGAACCTGAAATAAAGATCTCAATATCAGGATTAAAGCCTACCTGTGTAGTTGTAATCGTGAAACCTGTTGCAACGCCACCATCAGCAGTAACTGTGGAAGCTCCTACTACATCGTTTGTAATAAGAACAGTATCGCTACTGTATGAACTTGCTGTTGTTTCTACACTCGCTGCACCATTTATTGCAGATATAGTTGCTGTGGCTACTGTCGCAGCAGATTGGCCTGTTGTAATAGCAACTGGTATGTATACCGTTGTGCCGCCAACAACTGGCTGAACACCAAGAGTATCTTTGTCATACCAGACAACATATTTCTCAGCATCATTCGCTGAGTACATTACAAAGTAGCTGCTATTGGTAATTGCTGCAGCAGCTAAAGTCTTTACACGAGTAGCTTGGGGAACTTCATTAACAGACAGAGTTAGTAGGTCTGTAGTGGTATCTAACTTGACTTGACCAGGGTTAAATGCCCAGATGTTTCTATTCTGAGAATCTTCTGGTTTATGTAGGTTTAAGTGCTCAGAAGGATCTATTGCTGCATTATCCCAAGTATAGATAGTTGAATCAGCAAATCTATAAAAGAGAATTATTTTATTTTCAGCTATTAGATAATTATTGCCCCAGCTTTCAACTGTGGGGGTAATTGTCCCTGTTCCGTCTCGATCAATATCAACAAGAGCAACGCTGTTAGCAGGTATCGCAATAGGCGTAGACAAATCAATAGTTAAATCATTGCCGCCTGGTCGTTTTAATACCAGGTTCTGCAGCGAACTAACACTTCCTGCATCATTTAGTATGCTAGTACGACCAATAATCTGCATTCCGCGATCTTGTACACGGTCGGCCATCATCGCTGTTAAGCGAGATACACGTGTAGTCAAGCTGTCTGTAACTAAAGAGTTATAGTTTTGATGTCCATTTAGTGCATTATAGCCACTTGGAACACTGTATTCTGGAGTGGTTTGAGCAAGTGAATCCATGCCAATGAACGACAGGATGTTCTCGCTATCCATATCTCCAATACTAGTACTTTCACCTTGGACAACTTTAACAGTGCCAAATTCAGTGCGGACATTTAAGCGGGCAAGACTAACTACTTCACCAGCAACAGGACCAGTGGTAGCGAGAGCGCTACCAAGTGGAACTTGAATAGACGTTGCACTGCGATAGTTTATTGTATAAGAGCCATTCCATGGTGATGCTCCAGCAACAGTAATATGTTCGCCAGACTTAAAGCCATGGTTGGCAGTCTCAAGGGCATAACCATATGCTGTACTTCTTGCAGCTGTTGTAATAACGCCATAATAAGCTGCTCTACCAAGATCATCTGCAAGCAGTGATCCGACTTTGCTAATGCTAAATACTGTCGTGCTCTCGTATTCGATAACATATGTACCAGCAAAACTACCACCGACGATAGTTACCCTATCCTTATCAACAAGTCCATGAGCAGCACCAGTAGTACATTGTGCTGTTTTGCCGTCATGATCTGTAATATCTAGAGAAAGCGTCGTACTTACAGCGCTTGCAAGACCTAGAGATGTGTCGCTTCTATATGCTAGCCAGAAAAAGTTACCACCAGCAGCAGTAATAGCAGCATCATTGCGATCGGTAATATTGATATCACTTAACTGATATTCACCTTTAGTGTATTGTCCAAACTCAGTGCTGGTAGTGCCTGCATAGTTTGCGCTCAATCGTACAGATTGTGCTAATGCCGGTGTAGTTGTACCGCCAGCTAGTGCAGGTGCTGCATAGAATTCTTCAGCTCTAAGAAATAGCGAACTAAGATCTGCGGTCTTCTTAACCCAGTCACCCTGAGATACATCGGCAAAAGATCCTGATGCACCATTGACGTAGTTGGCACCGCCAATCCAATCAACGGCAGTAGAGATACCATTAAAATTAACTTCCCTACTAAGATCAATCCACGCTACTTTGTCGCTACTAGCTAGAGTAATCGTGGTAGCACGAATAATTAAATCCCTCGAGTCTATCAAGGAATAGTAGTGGATATCTTCACTCCAGGTAGCCATACCTGGAGTAGATGCGTCATGTTGCCATTCGCCCTTAGATTTAATCGTACTACCAATAGCATCTAAGAAGATATTGGTAATGCTAGGACCAACACCAGGAGATGTGGGGCCTTGATACCAGTAGGTCGTCCCGCTAATCTCCTTGATGCGTGTCATTACAACATCCATCCACTCTTTTAGAGTGCGGATGTTTTTATCACCACCCTGGAATGGATTCGGATTTAATGCCGAAGTCATTGTTCCAGGTGCTTCTAATCGTGCATAGGTGGCGTTAGGATCTTCGCGGAAACCATATGTAGCAAAAGGATCTGGAGATACACCGCCAGTTCCAAGCCTGAAGAAGCTGTCTCTGCAATCTTCGATAGACGAAATAACAGAAGAACCAACTATAATCTTACAGATTGGAATTGTGTTTTCAGGAAACGTAGATATTGAGACGCTTACTTCTAATTTAAGGGCTGTCTCAGTGTTTACATCTTGGCTAAATTCGCCACCAGCGCCACCATTTTGGTCCGGATCCCAGAACGCCCTACTATCTTTAGCCGTATCAAATGTACTAAAAGTCAGATAAACAAAGTTAGTTGCATTCTTTTTAAGCTCAGGAACAAGCGGCTGGGCATTTACATCGCCTTCTTTAAGGCCATAATAGAAGGCCCCAGCTTGTGAGCCAGGGTAATACACTACGGATTCTGCGATACGAATAGAGATATTCTCAGTACCAATAGAGTCCTGAGGGCTTATAACATCTAAGCCATAGAGAACATATGGTTTATTCGCACCAACAAAACTCTGGATAAGATACTTAAAGTCAGCGGCAACATAAGAATCTAGCGATAAAACATCCGCAAGATCCAGACGCTCTCCGCTACCAAGTAATAGTCTTCCTAGTACTGCCAAGTTAATTCTCCATTGCCCTAGTTCACTTAAAATTATACCGCGACTACTGCTGACCTACAGGATATAGTGTGTCACTATTGCTTCTATAAACATCTAGAGTGCCGTATATCTGTTTTGGGAAACGAACAAGGAATTCTATGAATATTCCCACAGACTTAACTTCATGCATCAGATTCTGCAGAAGCTCCCTAGCTACACCTGGATCTGTTATATAGGTGCTATACTCTTTACCAGTTCCACTCATCACTATAGCGCCGCGCCTGCGAATCACTGTGATGCTTGAGTTTACTGCATGATTTTGCTTAAATATATAAGCAGGATCTAGCTGGACAGAGTTAGCCGTAGGCTTATATAAGACCCTAACAGGGCCTTCCTCAAACTCTGTTCCAAAGTCAAATATGGCAAATGATTCTGTATCGTCTATGTTATTAGGAGAGGCGATAGGCATTGTCCTAACGTTGTTGCCTGCCTTAATTTCAGTTTGAATCGTTGATGTAAGGGACGACAGTACAAATGCAGCACCAAGATCCCATTCATATGGGCCTAAGATACCGGTGTTTACCTGTGCGCTAGTTAGGTAGGCTATACTGCCATCATTAGACATACCAATGCGTTCTGTTCGGCAGACGCCGCCTGTATTTACACCAGCTGGTCCAGCAGCTGTATAGGTAAAAGATGTTGGTGATAATATAGACTTTATTATGAAGGTGCCATTCATAGTGGCATCTGTCGCAGTGTTTTGCACCTTAACGCCCTCACCTACTACAAACCCATGTGGAGTAGCGGTCACCACCGTCACTGTAGTCCCTGCACGCGTAGCTGTAGTTACATTGGCCTCATATAGCGCAGCTACTATAGGCAGATCTGGAGTAACTCCATTAAGGATGTTACCCGTCTTTGAAGTGTAGCTGTATATTTGCTTTTTGTCAAATCTAGTATTAAAATCTTTAGATATGACAGTGTCTTCTGAAATAGTAAGAACGTGTGTCTTTATCTCTTTAAGCTCTTTAATAATGAATTGTCCGCCATTAAGCGGCCAATCAGTGGCATTAGCTATCTCTAGAGTAGTTGCACTTAATCTGTTAGTTACTAGCTCTGACAGGCCATTGAAGTGCGCTGATCCATTTAAACTTCTTTTTACAACAGGAGGTGAGGCTGGCATCTCTACAATAATATCCCCAGGAGAGACTTCCCATACGACAGAGCGAGTATCATTTTTATAAATCACTAGCTTTAATGGCGATATGAATTTTAATGCCGTTAGCGATGTATGCGTATGTGTGCCAACTGTACCAAATAGGTTAATAAACGTAAATGAGGATGTCGATAAATCAATAGTTTGAATAACAAAAGATCCGGTATTTCCAGGAATATCAATGACTACAACATCGCCAGCTTGTACTTGGTTTAGATTAGGCGTTGCTCCAGCTGTGTGTTGGAATGTCATAGTATCACCGCTCTTGGTAATTGCCCATGTAGTCCCAGTACTAGCCCCAGCTCCCTCATTAAAGCCCTTAAACCGAAATCCTATATTTGCCCGACCGCCAGTAATCTGTATAGATCCCTTTGAACCTACAGTATTTGAGAACAAGCGAATAAACTTCTTCTTTTGAATTCGATCGTCAAACACAACTGCAAAGCTATTAGTGGCTTGCCTATTTATAGTGCCAGCAACCTCTTCAGCCGTAGCAGCAGAAATATCTGTAAAATTCTCGGTATTAAATACAATTCGCTCTTGGTGTATCTGATCTATCGTATACTCTAGTTCCCAACCATCTCTTAAGACAAAAGGGGCTGCACTAATCGACTGCGTAAAAGATGTCGTTGTTTCTTTAAAAAAGAAAACATCTAGCAGTAGATCCATTACAAGCTTAACTTGCTTAGGTTGATAAGCTAATATCGGAATATAGCGGCGGAAGTCAGCATCTTGCATACCAACAAATCTAGGGCGAGACACATTGAAGTTAGATCCTAACCTATCGATATATGGACGAGATGCTGTTTTAACAAAGAACTGCTGACGCACTTCTTCAGTGAGATCCGCCAGCCGCTGATCTGATTCACCTAGTGCTTCTACAAGAGCTTTCCAATTAGGATTCTGCCTAGTCTTAAAATGACGAGGCAATCCATCATGGATGCGGTCTGTACGTGTTTTATTATTTGCCATATTATGCTACGCTTATGTTTGCTGGCTCGACGAACGCACGTTCATTATCGGATACTGGGATACGCCCCTCAGTAGATGCAAGAGAAGAGCTTACGGTTACAGCTTCAACACCGGAAATGCCCATAATGCTAACAACTACCTCAGCAAGAATAACAGCACCACCAACACCTAATTGATTAACATAGCTAATTGTAGCAGATTTAATATCATTTGTAATATCGTTCAGGTTAACACCCTCTTTAGTAGCAACTTGAATAGTCATACTGATACGCTTAATAAGCGGCGGTAGAGGTTCAATGATAGCACCAACTGCCCTACGACCTGGGTATGTAGCTGAATCAGGTTCAAAGCCGTCAACGATACGCTGAACAGTACGCATTAAGCCTGTATAGTAGCTATACCCATCTACCCCAGACGTCACGTCGACCGGATATCCTAGTTTGCCAGTAGGCACTACGGTAGACTCACTGGTCTGAGATATCTTATATGCTCTAGTAGCAGGAGTTAGAAACGTATGGCGACGACTTGGGTTAAAAGCATCAACCACAGTATGCTCTACTCGCCTTAAACTTCTATACGTGTTGGCTAGTCCTTCGATAAGGAAGAACCCGATTGGACTTACAGAGATCTGGCGGGCACTTTGTGTTTGACTTACTGAGTTATTAACTCGAACAAATGGGCGACAATCTGCAGTACTACCAATCTGAACAAGACTAAAAGATCCTGCATTAGTAGAGCTGAACCAGCTAGTATTAGCGATATTGTCCACAAACAGCGTGTCATCAATTCGAGCTGAATCGCCCTCATAAATCTGGATATCATCTACGCCCTGAAGATACACGCCTTTACTAACGTCTGAGTTCTGGTCAAACGAAATACCAAGAGATGAAGATGTCGTTCCCTGGTAATTTCCGCCAAGGGTTATAATTGTAGCAGTGTCGAAGGAGCCTGTGTTCTTGCCAATAACCTGACGGTACAGTGTTCCTGGATCTTCTTTCTTCTTAACCCAGTCACCTATGTTTAGGTTTTCAAATACACCAGCAGCGCCAGTTATTTGATCAAGATTTGCTGTCCAGCTAACACTTAAATTCAGGTTATTAAACCCTACCAGTGTGTCTAGTTGTTCTGCACCAGTGGCATTTTGAAAGATAATCGAATCGTTCGTAACACCTTGTATCCTAAAAGTACCAGAGTTGCCACTATTAAAGGTTTCACCTGAAATAAACAACATATCATCGACTGCTGCACCACAATCAATAAAGCGCGGTGTATCGCCATCAATCCAACGAAGCTTATATAGATTATTGAATCCAATAGATTCAACGATATAGCGCGTTACTGCGCGATCGCTTCTTATAACATGTCCTTTAAAGTAATCCCCATTTGCTGTCGCTGTTGCAAATGTAAACGATAGGGAGCTAGGGACAGTTAACACCAAGAATGTAGAAGGAACTACGCTGTTATCCGTAACGGTGAACGTATCGCCTTCTTTTAAGCCATGCTGCACAGTGGTGGTAGCAGTTGCCGTACCAGTTAAAACAGTAATCTTAACAAGTGGTGTTTTAGCAGAATGCTTTAGATTCCACTTAATAGAAGGAGTTGGAGTGATGCCAACACTTCCAGTATCTATAGCTTGATTAGTCATAGCTACACCATCTGGATTGACAACATCGATCCATCTAGATGTAGCATTCTTATTGATAATTGGTAGACCAGCAATGTTGGCATCGCCAGTAACCTTAGCTTTATTTCCGCTACTCCAGGTTGATGGAAAAGTATCGTATGCGCACAACAGGTCGCCTATCTCTACGTCATCTAGATTTGCACCCTGTGTTTGAGAGCCTGCAAAGTGCGTAGTGAAAGACGATGTAGCCAATAGTTTAATAGAGAGAGCTGAAACAATCTGGTCTTCTGTATCTGTGCTAAAAATATCAACACGGATTTTATTCGTAGCTGCTATATAAGTTGCTGCAGTTAGTGCTGGAGTTGTTAGATTGGCATCAACAGAGAACCACACAGCAAAAGTGACGCCACTTGCGCTTTGGAATGTAAAGTAGTCAGCTTGGGTAGGAACACCGCTAACTGTTAGTTTGAACTGCTGCTTAGTTGATGCTGTTCCAAGCGTAAGCAGTTCAAACCGTAGATTAGCAGCATCGGTAATACCTGCCGCTATCTCATCGTCTGGTCCAATAGATGCAGCACCATTTACGGCAGCAACAATGTCAAAATAAGAGCCGCTATCATTATGAGTCCAGCGCCAGACTGTTCCAGATCCAGTTCTGCCATAAGAACTAGATACATCCGTAATAGTAAAGCGAACATATGAACTAAACTGCGTGTCCTTGTAATTCCAGCGATATTCAGTCGCACTACCTACACCCTTAAACACATCAATAGAATCACCGGATTTAAGCTTAGAAGCTCTCTTCGTAGTTTTTCCATTAACAATCTCAACATAGTCACCCTTAGTTAGTGTGACAGGGAAAGCTGCAGTTCTTACTTCAAGAAGATCGTTTATAGCACCTGCGGAAACTTGTCCGTCACCAATTACGGAAAGACTAACGCTATTAGCGTTGCCGCCAACAACTTCTACAGCTCCAGCAGAACCAAGTTGTTTAGACTTAATTTGTATTTTCTTGATGCCACTCGATATAGCGACTTCCGAAACAATCGGAAGTTGTGATAAAGCTTTTTGTGTGAAATGATGATATGTGTTATTTAGTGTAACAGGAACTAGTTTGAAGAACTCGCCAAGGTCTGTTGTATCATGGTTTGGAGCAGTCTCTATCGAATAAGCAGTAGTTGCTACACCCTGAAGAACCATAGCCGTCTTCAGTGAGAAGTTGGGAGCAGTATTCTCAAATTGGCGAACCCAGTTTATGCCATCATACAAGTTTACCCAGTTTGATTTTGCATTCAATGGATCTGGATCATGACCATAAGATAGCGATACGCTGTAATTGGTAGGACCAGCTGGTGTATACTCCTCATCCCGAGTTGCTTTTACAATAGGATTGGTGCCATCGACTACTGCAGCATACAGTACAGTGCTGTCTGCATTAATCTTGTCTACAATATCAGAAACAGCTGTTCCAGTTAATGGGAATACTAGTATAGACGTAGCTATTGAAATAATCTCAGGAGTGGAATTTACACCAGCTGTTACTTGAGCAACGGTGTGCCCTGACGTTCCTGCAGAAGCTGCTGGCCTTCCACCAGTTGCGGCATCTGTGGCTGTAATAACATTTGATAGAACAGTGGCAGATGCATAAGCTACATCACCATTTACTACTACAGCAGTCTTTGTTGCAACAGTGTTTGCGCTATCGCCAGCAACAATAGAGCTTATTCTTACTGACCTAGTAGCGCCATGAAGAGGCTCAGGTGTAACACCTGTAACATCGTACCAAAAAGCAACGCTGCCAGATACATCCTGAAGTACGAAGTACTTGCCATTAATGCTGTTGTCTGCTACACCAATTGTGCCCGCAAAACCAAAACCTGTCGCATTAGTGCCGTCAAGAGCAACAGCAAAAGCACCATTATCAGCGTTAACAGCAGTTACTGTGGTTCCTATGTACGTTGCAGTAAATTCAGGATCTGCGTCGATATAGCCTGATGTTAGCTGTGTTACAACTGCTGCAGTTTCTGCACCAGTTATCGTGACGGGGATAATCCTATTAACACCCAGCGATGCAGCTGTTGGAATTGAACTAGTTGTGTAATATATAGCAACAAGTCCCGCAGAATCTGTAAGCTTAAACCATTTTGTGTCAAGTGCAGCAGCAGAAGTAATAGACGATATGGTGCTTGAAGTCTTAGAGCCAACTGTATCAGCTACAGTTGTTACTGAAGTAACTTCTGCAACCCCTGCACCCGTTGTTGCACCATTGGGATTGTATACATCAACATACTTTAAAACGTCGCTAACGCCCTTGATTCTGAATTGACCTCTATTAGAAGAACTTACACCAGAATCATTCAGCATGCTAATAATATC